CCAATTGTTCTCTGAACCATGATAGGAATGTATGGGCAGTAGATGATACCTGTATCGTAGAATTCTGAACCCTTGTAACCAAGAAGTGCATATTCAATGCCAGAAGTTTGACCACTATAGCCTTGATTGCCATAGATTGTGGTGTTTTGTACTTCTGTACGAGTATCACGATATACTGTGAATCTTCCACCAACAGAACCTACTTTTGCAATACCAACTGGTTGTGTTGACACATCACCTTGAACTGGTACCCACTGGAATTCTGGGAGCATTTCAAGGATAGCGCAAACACGTGGAGTTGCAACAATGAAGTTAGCAGCACCGCGTCTGTTACGAACAGCGATTCTGTTTGCTTCAATAATAAGGCGCTGATAGAAGTCTCTATTTCTCTCAACTAACCATCTACCGTCAGCAGAAGCAGGTGACCAGAATGAGTAACCTGCACCATAACCTGCGTTAAGGGCGGATTGTACCATTCTCATGATCATTTCACGGTCGATTTCTGCTTGGATCTCATATGACATTGCATTTGTGATCTCAGCATCGATATCGATACCGTTCATGTTCTTAAGGTCTTGCTCAAGTTCGACAGACCAACGTGCACCAAGTCTACGAGTACCAGCTTCAACAGCTGTCTTTTCGAACTTGACTTCGATCTGTGGAATGTTACCAGTGATTTCAAACGCAGATAGGATCTGAGCAACGCCCTGATCTTGTTGTGCGAAAGTCCATGCACCGGATGCACCGCTGAGTCTACCTGATGACGAACCAGTGAAGCGAGTGTCAAGGTATTGATAACCCATTTCACCTGTTGGTGAAGCGGCAGCGTTATAACCGTCATAAGGTGTCTTAGTACCTGGAATGTTACCTGGGCCTGCGCCACCGGTACCTGAACCAAGACCATCAATACCATTTCCGAGGAACTGGGACTGATAACCATAACGGAGTGCGAATGCTAGACCTACTGGACCAGACATTGGCTGAACACCGACGATTTCGTTGGAGATAAGCTCTGGAAATGTACGACGAATCATTGGTATAAGGATCTTTGGTAGACGAGAGTCACCGCTAGCGTAGTTGTCTCCGCTATTGATCGCACCAGTACCTGGATTGTACATCTGGTTGCTGCCTTGGCTGCCAAAAACACCACCACTACCAGCGGTGTTTGATTCAAAGCACCACTGCTCTTGGTTTTCTAATAGAATAGCTGTGTTTAGGCGTGTATTCTCATTTACAATTTCCTTTACGGAATCGGAAGAATAATCGAGAACTGGGGCCCACTTTTCAAGTAGTGCTTCAGCTCTGTTCTTATCCACGAATGATTGTGTTGGACGTATTTTCATAATTTAGCTTTATATTTTCCTTTTCTTACTCAGGTTATTTATATCTAACCTCATTGTTCAGGGTGAAAACCATTACTTATATTTGCGAAGTTCGGAAATATAAGGGTTAAATTCTTGCTTAGAGGGAACTTTTGCTGATTCAGTAAGCACTGGAGCATCTGCTTTCACTTTACGTGTTTCAAATGCTTGCTCTTTGATCATCTCAATTCTCTCATTTTCTTTCTTGTCAAAAAGACGAAGGGTGTAGTCGAAGTTTTCTTCGATAAATTTGGCTGACTTATCACCAAGCACACGCTTAATGTAAGCTTTCTTCTTGTCTGGAAGTGATGCTGTCTTAGATTCGAGAACTAAAGCTGCTTTAGCTGTTGAGTAACCTTCCTTAAGAAGTCCATTCTCTTTGCTTAGTGTATTAACTTGAGCTGTAAGTTTCTCGATTTGGTTCTTAGCATCCATGATACCAGCTTGGAAGGACTCATTAACAAGACCTGAGTCAACAGCGAGAACATTACGAAGATTAGAAAGAACTAACATTGCTGTACGATTCTTGGTTGCTTCAGAAATTGCTTCCGCTGGAATAGTCTCGTCGAGGAATTCTTCGAGGTAGTTGGAAATTGATTCAACAAGTGTTGTCTTGAAGGATGAAGCTTCATTAGTAAGCTCACGATCGTAACGCTTAACAACTTTAACTAATTTAGCAGCGTTGTTCTTATCAATTGCTTCAACAACACGCTTAAGCTTAGAAGTATGATCTTTATCAATAGCATTAATCAGCTGTTGGAGCTTAGTAGCGTATAAATCATCTTGCTCTGCAAGAGCAGCTTCAACAGTTAATTGAAGTTTGTTTGTAAACGCTGATTCAATTTGCTTGACAGACTCTTCTGTTAGAATCTCAGTAGCTTCTGTTGGTAGTAAATTCTTAGCCTTCATATATTAAAATAATGGTTCGTTAAGGGATTGTTGAATTCTACGTTCAATTTTACCTTCAATGACACCTTGTAAGTATTTATTGGCGACAGCATATTTTTCTTCAGAAATTGAGACTACAAAATTAATAATATCACGTGACTCTTTATGCATGGCTTTTTTGATAGCTTTATCCTTACTGCCTTGATATTCAGCAGCTGGTGCTTCTACTTTTCCATCACCATCATAATCTTTGCCGGCTTTACGTTTAGCCTGCTTTTTAGGTACTTTTTTATTACGCTGAAGCTTTCGCATACTATTATTTATATAACTGTATATTATTTTTTGTGAATATATTCATACTTAATACTCCCACAATCATATATTATGTTAATATTATTTTGTATTAGATTTTCATGCTCCGTTAGCTCTTCGTTAAATACTTTAAGCTTATTTCGTAATACACTTTTTCTATAACCAAATCTATGTAAACGCTTATTACCAATAACTACCCAGTAATTAGGTATAGTGGTATGAAGGGTAGTCATACCGATTTTAGTGTATATTGAATCAGCAGCGGAAGTATAGCGACGATCTGCATATGAAATAATTTTTTCTGGATTAAACTCTCTTATAAATGCTTGAAACAACTTAGCTGCGCCACCTATAACACTAACACCTGACATAGTACAATACCTATACAACTCATACTCGTTATTAACAGCGTTTGAACCTACAGACTTTCGATAGTTACCAAACGTCATTACCGATAACAATCTATTTTTATAGAATAATCCGTAATTAATATTACTAGCAAGGTCTCCCTGTAAGTGATACTTGCTTAAAAATCTCGACTTGTGCTTACTGTCTATTTGTCTTATTTCACATTTACGAGCGCCTATCTTAGACTTATTCAATCCAAGTATGCTCTTGAGCCGGGTATTTAATGCCTTTATATTATAAAACTCATCTCCGAAAATATGCAATAAACGTACCCCCTGTGCCTCACACATTTTTGTTTTATTGATATGATAGTGTTTATCTTTGATAAACTTATTACTGTGATAATAAAGACCATCAATTTCTATACCTATTCGTAGATCAGGTAAATAAAAATCAATCTCTAGGCCATTTAATAGTGACCTATTATGTTTCTCGAATACTATATTGTGTGATACGAGTAATGACTCTATATGTTTTTCAAAAGAATTAACACTACGATTACATACTATACAGTCTTCTATATCATTCCAGCTACCTATATTTTTTACAAAAGTGTTTGAACATATATTACACTTAAACTTATATTCTAAAGGTTTACCATTTTTAATAATACCTTCGTAATCCTCAAAAGAAAACAAGGGTACGATATTTTTAAGCGAACATAAGTTATTATAATTTATTTCGAGCTTGGGGTGTTTTTTCGAATCAGCAATATACTTAGCTAGATAATTACTAACACCGTATCTAGCTAAGTTAGTTTTCTGTCTCTTCAAAACAGTATCAGGTCTTTGTGAGCTGTGATCCACTCCATATTTAGCTCTACATTTTTTACGGCGCTGATCTTTAATATTATTATCGTACATAATATTAACAACACCGTACTTAGCCTTTATAGTATCTTCTCGTTTTTTAACAGCTGTACTATTATTACGTAATGCATTATTAGCATTAGCATTTATATTGTGTATGTCTTGCTTTTTACAGCTATTAGAGCAATACTGTCGCTTTAAGTATTCTTTAAAATCAACATACGGTATTGAACTATTGCATATAATACATTTTTTATCATTTATATTGAGTAGTAAGCAAGCAGCTTGCTTACCTAATGTCTTGACACGAGTTTTTTCTGGAACTACACCTAAGCTATGTAGATATCTCTTATCTTCCTCAGTCAGTACTTTATTAAACTGCTTTGCACTTACGTTAGTAATCTTCGATATTATCGCATCTCTCACGATATTATTTATTCAAAGAACGCAGTTTATAAAGGCAAAAGGTCTATTAAAAGTTACTAATAAACTTAAGAATCTGCTGACGTAAAAATGCATCAACATCTTTTCTCGGGAGTTTGTCAATAGATGTTCTAAACTTATCGTATGTTTCTTCATACTTACCATTTTCTGCTAGAACCCATTGCTTAGATTCTAAGATACCGTTTACAAACGCCTTTGGAAACGATGGGTCAGCTACACAGTCAACAGCGACAAGTTTAAGATTACGCACAACATTATGACTTGCACCTTCTTCAAGTGTACCTAGAGCTCGTGAGGACATACCTACCTTTACACCGTCATTGATAAGAGATCTAACAATCATACCGCATGGTGTAGTTAGAACTTTTGACTTACCGTAGAATACATTACCATCTTCTTTCATTTCTGTAACTAAATGGCAAGCACGTTCAAGGTCAACATCTGCTGAAGCGGGGTGATTAAGTTCACCCATTGCACGACCTGTAGTAATAAATTCTTCATTGTATCTTTGAACTTCTCTTCTAAGCTCGTCGAGTGGATACATACGTTTATTCTTATTGACTCCCTCAGCCATCATATAAGGACCCTTTATAAATAAAGTAGAAGGAGCGTTTCTATTTGATTCTTCTACTACATACTCAAATTGATCTTCGAGGGCTGGATTTTCTACTAATAAGTTAAGCTTAAGTGCCATATTTTTATTTATAGTTTGCGTAGCAAAATCTACAGTTTATTTATATATCCTTATGTTATATCCTTTTCTGTCAGAATAAGAAACTCTAGACCAGTCTTCTTACAAAATTCACGTGCAGCTTGCCATTTTGCTTGGTTTATTACATACATAGATTGCTCATAAATTAAGTGCTCTTTCTTCTTATATTTTGTAGTAGGAGCTACAGTCTGCTTCGATGGTTTAATTTCCACCAGATACTTTTTAATAATAGCACCTTCTTTTATTATAACAAAGTTATCAACAAAGTATCTATGAACTCTACCATCCAAAGGACTTACATAAGGTACAATAACATTCTCTGAGCCCCACTTTAGCACGTTCTGATTATTGTCACAAAATCGCATGAACTTAAGTTCTAAGCCAGATCTATAAAAGGCTTTACTTCCAATAAACTTTTCTTTATTGTTAGGAATAAAGACTCCTTGTCTATATTTGGAATTTCTTCCTTCTTTCATGATCGCTTTCTTTTAGATTGTCTAAGTCTTCTAATTTCTTTTAGAAACCAACTCTCTACTACTTCACAAGGTTCATATGCATCATCTATATCTAAAATAGTCATACGTGATATTAATAACCCACAATTAAAAAAAGGATGATCTTCATAGAAAATAATAGTATAATCTATCGCATTATCTTCATATATTGATTCTGCATACCACTGAAATCTATTACCTTTCCGCCAATCATAATAGTCATCTTCTAAGAACCCTTCATCTTCATAAAAGTTAGAGTTCCCTTTAGGATCAGTATACCTATAGGCTAGGTTGCTTTCTCCTGTTTGTATCTGTAATATATTATATCTCATTTTATAACTTATTGATTATCAACCTACGAAAAATATTGGTGGATCTGCATCTCCAAATCCAGCGGAAGCACCTGTCAATAGACGCTCTTCAAGGTCTTTTTTGTCTTGCAGACCTTCTGCTAGTAAGTCATAGTTAAGTGTGCCACTACCTAATAGTGTTACGCCTGTAAATTTACTACGTACACGACCTATTGTAATCTTAGACAACGCTAATGCATACTCATATACCCATTGCTCTTTTACAAGATCTCTAATAGGTCTTTCTAAGTAACAAGCTAAAACTCCGTAGAATCTACTACTACCCGGTTGAGGGTACATTTGTAGATATTGGGTTCTTTCATCAAATTTTATATCACGACGTATGGCTAACATCTTATCGCGTGTATCAAGCCACTCTTTCATGGCGTACCACGATACTAAATCAAAGCCATAGTTACCTAAGGAATAACTAAAGTAAGTTTGTTGCGCTAAAGTTTGTTCTAATGTAAATAGTGAGTTAATACCTTCATTAGAACCTTCTTCAAAATTAGTAATAGCGATTACTTTTCTATAGTCCATTACATCATAGTCAAATACATTAGAGTATTCTATAACACCAGGAGCCTCTGCTCCTTGTATAGTTAAGCTCTTACTAATTGATTGTCTGAATATACTTGATAATACAGGACTATATGCCGTCATTGCACTATATAAGGAAAGATCAACCATTTCAAACTCAGGTACACCTTGTGTGAAAATACTTGATAGTGATGATG